CAGGTATACTAGGAAACTTAATAGCAACCACCTTGGTATCTTCTAAATATTCTGCATAGTAATGCTCGCCGGGTTCGCTCATGTAAATATCTCCGGGTCCAAACTCTACTCCATTAATAATCATACGTCCTTCAGTGATTAACTGTAGCTCAGTGATTACTTTATGATAGTGCGGAGTATCTTTTGCGCCTGCAGGGTTGCCTTGCCAGCAAACTTCAAAGTCTTTAGTACGAACTACAGCACGATCAAAGTTGCCAACAAACCAGCCGCGATTGCCGGCATCTTTAAGCTGAAACTTCTTCATCTTTCCCGGTATCAATATCAGCTTGCATGGCATCCAACATTTGATTAAAATACTCTGGATCCAGCTGAGTCATTATTTGTGTAATGTACTTGTGATATCCTTTAAAGAAATACTTAAACAATTCATCAAAGTCTTTGTTACTATTAAATCTATTAGTATCAACTGTTTTGGCAGACAAGTTCATTACAATTTTGGCGTTAACATCGTTGGATTTTAATTTAGTTTGTATAGCCACTTGCTCGTCGTATTGATGATTAGCAGGATCTTTCATGTAACCTGGGATATGTGTTTTCTTTGGATCACGTGGCTTTGTTACATAATGTGCTACTAGGTAAATGTTTTGTTTTTTCATTATATTTGACTTAACTCCACTAATGTTGCTGAAAGATTGATTTCAACATCTGCAACTAAAGAATGTGTAGCTGCACCTTTGCGTATAATTTTAATTGCTTCATCTTGCCCTTCTAGGCTACTGCTCCATAGATCAAGATTCTGATACATCCAAGTAAACACTTCTTCCATTTCTTCTGCAGTGGTATGTGTGCATAACAGTGTACGACCTTCTCTAACTTTGCCTTGTTTAAATAATTCAACTACTGCAAGTTTATGATCAGCAGTGCTTGAATCACCGGCTTTGGATATAGACAGTTTACCGCTTACACCATTACTTTGTAACAAATTCAAACACTTGCGCAAGTCTGGATAGGTAGCTTTGACATAACTGTCTAGTGTATCAATATCAAATTCAACACCTTCAGTAATTAATACTGTTGCTACTCTTGTTGTAAACTCCGTTGCATCTGTTTTATCGATAATAAATTGTTGGCAACGACTTTTTAGCGGATTAATAATTTTATGTGCTAGATTACAAGTTAGAATAAATCTTGCTTGACTAGCATAAGTTTCCATCAATCCACGCAGAATAGCCTGTGCATTATGCGATAGATAATCAGCTTCATCAAGTAACACAATCTTTAAATCACCAAATGGCATTGTACTTACAAAACCTTCGATTTTGCTTTTGAGAAAGTCTACACCATTGTCACGACTTGCATTAACATGTAAAAAATCATAAGGATCAATATCTAAACTGTTCACCAGTATCTTTGCCAGTGTGGTTTTACCTGTTCCCGCAGGTCCACTAAACATAAGATGCGGAATGCTTTTTTCTTTAATAAAGTATTCAATCTGTTCTCGTTGTACGGGATCAGTGAACACATACCCATCTATTGTTTGTGGGCGATATTTTTCAGTCCAAAGTTCTTTCATAGATTGTCTTTGTGTATGCAGACTAGGTCGTCACTTCTAACGCCAGGATCTGCGGGTTGCATAGTGGTCGGGTAATGCGCTACATACCCAGCTTCATCGATTACTCGAAATAATTCTGCTGTATCTTTGTCACTGTAGGCAAAGAACCATTCAGTAAACAATACAGGTTTATATTTTACTAAAATATCTCTAGAACTCCTAATGATTTCTATGTCATGACCTTCTGTATCAGTCTTAATAAATCCGATACGTGATATTTCATCTGGAGTTAGATATTTGGTGCACATATCTTCTAATGTCATGCCGGACACTGTGATAGTATCTCCGGTCATTGCATTGACTTTTCTTAGTGTTTCGTCGTCCCACGTTTCGCCGATAATACCGCCGTTACACATGCCGTTTTGATGATCACCAAACTTTAAATTGTCTGCAGTTTGATTTGTTACAGCTTCACGAGCAACAACAAATCGTCCAAGATGTTTGTTTACATCACAATTAAATTCAAGATAGGGTAATATAACAGGATTGGGTTCAACAGTTAATACTGTGCTGCGGCACTGTACCATCATTGGTATAGCAGTATCCCCGCTATGTCCTCCGATATCTATACAAGTCATTCCTGGTTTGATCCAGGTGCCCCAATGATATCCTTTGATGTACCCATCAAAGATAGTTTTCCAGTCAGTGCTTCCATCATATTTGTGATCCATATGAAACCAAAAACAACTTTCTCCGGGACTACCGTAATCGTCAAGATCAAGTTTATAACCATTTTTTAATTTAACTGACGTTTGCATTATACCAATTCCTCTGCAATTCCAAGTACCTCGGCTACAATTATCAGTATGCCAGCAAGATGCCAAAGATCCACAAATAACATTGATCCTGCTAGTATTCTAATACTGCTTTTAACTAAACTAATGTACAAATGTTTTTTTGGATCCGGTTGCTTGACTTTTTTCATTCTTTTAAAACCTCGAAATGTGGGATTGTGAGGACAGCGGTTTTTGTAATCGCAGTCCTCGGATATAGGGTTGCGACAAATAGAGCATTTGGTCTTGATCATTAGTCGTAAACTTCTCTTGATTTTCTTTCAGCTGATACTGCGGTTGAAATGGTATCATCTGCATCAACAGGTTTTTCGTCTGCAACAAATATAATAGCAGCAGGATCTGCACGACGAATTACAAATTCTTCGTCAGCAACTTCGATTTTTAAACCACGACTCCATCGTCCGTGTTCAATAAATACCCATTGCCCTACTTTGCAATCTTTTTGATCTGGACCAACGGCATATACTCGACCCCATCGAGGTCGAATACCTTCGGATTTGCCATCATCGCCTAATAAAATAATACCACTATTAAGTTGACGTCCGGTAAATTCCATGTCTCGTACAATTACACCATCACGTAAAGGTTTTAAATCACCTACTTTAATTGCTTGTTGATATCCGCGTTTTTGATCGAATGGATTAGTTACTGCCATGTATTCCTCTTAGATTCTTGATGGGCCTGTTTTTTTAGGTTCAGGCGGTGTTGCTGGTTGTGTTTTTGCAATTGATCCTGCTAGGCTACCTCTAATAACAGGCTTGGCTGGTTCTACTATTTCTGGAACTGGTTCAGGTTCTGATTGTTCTATAACTGGCTCTACCCAGTCATCAACTAGATCACGTTTTGTTTCTTTCTTATGACTCTTAGGAACATTGTCTGTAGCTACTGGTGTGTTTAATTTGTAGTATTCAGACATTACTTCATTACGCTTACGTTCAATGCGTCCACCTGGTCCGAGCTCGTCGCCTCTTGCATTGGTTTTCATGTTACCAACTGCAATAGTTTCTTCATTTTGAGCAATAATGGTATCAATATTGATATGCCGTCCGTTGGCTGTAGTATAAACTCTTTTACTCATGTAATTCTCCTTGTGCGATATTTACCGCAAAAATTCCTCTACGTCTAAATCATAATACATGCTGTTAATTCGATGAACTCCGATCAAGTATAAAACATAACTGGCCACACTTGATCCACGTCCTACTCCCCAAACAATATTGTTAGTGCGCCATGTATCAACAACATATTTTAGTTGTCTTAATAGATCAAACAAATTTCTTTCTTGATACAATAATAATTCTTTACCTACTCGTTGCAATTCTTCTTGTGTACGACATTTATCAAGTAACCATTTTGCAATATCTAGCTTAATGTATTCTTCGGGCATGCACCACAAACTTTGTTTGGTTTGATGGAAACTGTCAATGTCGTAATCTGGAGGATAAGGATGATATTCCATCACTAATGGAAGATTGGCATAGGTAACTTTGACTGAGTTATTATACTCGTCCCAATCTTTTAACTGAAATTTACTAATATCAATATCCGGTTGTTGATAAAGAATTTTGCATAGTTCAGTACTGGTTGTATATGCTTGTCCAAACTGATCGTAATTCATTTAATATCAATAATGCCTTTGAATTTATCGTTTTTAGATTCCATTTCTTCTAGTATTTTTCTATTACGATTATCCATTTCTACTTTGTAATTTTCGATTATCATTTGCATCTGCGGAATTATACTCGTTGGCCCAAATTTATGAGCTTGATTCATCTTGGCCATTAATTCGTTGTATTTTTTGTGCAAGTCTTCGTTACTTAATCCCGATAGATCTGATACTAGTGGATGCATTATATATCTCCAATTTGTCTGTTCTCTGAATGATGCACATCAAATTCGCCACCAGGATAGCGGCTCTTTAACTTATTTACATTTTCTTCAATCACATCATTGGGATCTAGACCCAATGCGCGGCAAGCATTGATCCAATACCACATGACATCACCAAGTTCACGCTTCATGTGGAATACATTTTCTTCTGTGAGTGGTTTGCCTTGGAAGTAGATCTTTTTTGGAATTTCACAGAACTCGCCAGTTTCAGCAGCAAGTCCCAATGCAGCAGTTAGCAACAATGGAACATTGATATCTGGGCCGTGTGTGTCGGTGGTGCTGTCAAAGTTGCCATCTAGTTCATCTAGTCTACTCATAAAAGTAGTGAGATCCTTCGAAGGCATGCTGGTTACTGCGTTTACAAAATGGGAATAACGATTTAAGTCTACAGTCATTAAAAACTCCTAGTTTGCACAATTATAAACTATGCAACA